TCAGTTCTGCCTGGGCTCCACCAATATTTTTGTCCCATTTGTTTACGATATTTAGTTTCAGTCCTTCGCATTTTCGACCTTGCTTTTGGATCTGCAAAAAGTTTTGCCTGGTCTACTATTAATCTTTCAAGCGCTAGTCTTGCATACCATATACTACTTCCTGGTGTGTATCTTGCAGTAAAACCAATTAACTCACTATTAAAATTTGTCGTTTTACCTGTTGCTAATTGATACGCATTACCAAAAGTTAATTTTCTAAAATCATCAAGCAAACCGACTACTGGCCCAGCAATAGTTTCACTTAAACCACCATCATATCTGCTTGCATTTTGAAAAAGAAAATCTCCAAAAATACCAAACCCACCACCTTGTAAAAAAGCAGCCCCCCAAAATTTTGTATCTAACGGCTTTGGGTCACGTCCTTTAGACATTTCTTTTAATTGCAATGCTAACGCGCCCATTAATGTTGTGCTTACTATTAAATTTGTCATCATCGAAGCTTTGCCTGTAAATGTTTGTTGGGATATAGCGCGCATAAGATGCGTATTAACAAGCGTAACACCAAAGTTTTTATACATTGCAAAAGATCTTAATAACTCACCACCAATTGTTCCAGGCTGCGTTTCTCCTGTGAGCGCTGTCCTTCCTCTTACAGACGTTGACGGAACAGCAAAGTTCGTTTCTGTCTCAATCATAACCATTAAATTAGTTGCAAGCTCTCTAGCTGTTTCTGGATTTATATTTGGATTATATTCAATATCTTCAGCACGTAAAAATTTAACACCCCTGTCTTCATATAATGGTGTTTTTCTTATTAAATCCCATTTTGACCCATTTAAATTATAACGCTCTAAAGCTTTTTGTAATGCTGGATTAAGTTGTTTAAAAGATTTGCTAGAATTATCTGCTAAAAAACTTAAAAATTCCATGCCAAAAACATGACGACCAACATTTGTCCAGGGAGAAAGTAATGAAGCTTTCATTGTAAAATCAGCTATTCTTCTTGTAATTTCTGGCCCACTCATGTCTCCAACATAACGTTGTTGAGCTGCGGCCATCGTTGTCCATTCATCTGCAATTAACCCAAGTTTAATAGCTAACTTTGCTTTGTCCTTTGATTTTGCTAAATTTTTAAGATACCCTCTTAAAATACCAGTTTGTGGCAAACCATTCATTTGCCTTGCTATTCTCTGAAAGTTTACATCTGTTACAGCAGAAACTGCTGCTGATCCTAATTGAGCTGCTTGAAGTGTTTGCCTAGTTCCAGCCATTGCCGTGGCAAATTTTCCGTCAATGGGTGCGTTACTTTTTCCTGTAACAGCTTTATATAAATTATCTATTTTATTATGAGACTTACCTGTTTTTTCAAAATTACCTTTTAGAGCGTTTTCTTTTGCTATTGTTTGTTTTACAAAATTAACTGTTGCATTTGGGTTTGGTCCCAATCTTTCCATCAAAGCGATATCTCTAGCCATAGTGCTTATATGAGCCATCATTGTATCAAATGGATTTGAATTACCAAAAGCTTCTTGATATTGTTGCCATGAATCAGAATCTTTAAAAATTAAAAATCTATGATCTTGTTTTCTATTTGCTAGGCTTTTACTGCCCATAACACCGCCTGGTGTTAATTTATTATATCCATCTGTTGCTATTGTTTCATAAATATCTTTTAAAACTATCTCTAATTTTTCAGGACTAAATTTTAATTGAGTTGTTTCATCAAGCATTTTATCTACATTTAAACGTGGTAAAATAAACGATTTCCATTCATCAAATGATGCTTGCCTTACTTTAACAACGTTATGACTTTGTGGCATTCCCCAATTTTCTATTTTACCAATTGCTCCACCAGCTGCATTAAATCTCATTCTTAAAGTATTTGATGCAGTTTTCCATGCTTGAGCAAGTTGTTTTGCAAACACATCTCCAGTATCTTCATTAAAAACTTCTTTTAAAACATTTTTTAAACGAGCTTTATTTCTAGTTTCACCAACTATATTTCTACGAAATGTCGCTAAAAACTCATCCATTTCTCTTGTAGCTGTTCTAGTTATTACTTTTTCTAAATCAACAACACTGTTAAACCTGGTGTATTCATCTCTATCAAACAATGACAAAGCTGCTCTATTTATATCATTACCATTTTTATAAGTGCTAAAATCTTTTGTTATTTTTTTCCATGTTTGTGCTTGCAATAATGCTTGTCGTTTTTTATCAGCTTTGAGTTTTTTTATTGCAGCAGTAGCGTCCATTGATGCTTTAGCACTTGCGGCTGCACTGCCCATTTGTTTGTTGTATTGCGTTTCTAAATCATCAAACAATTCAAATACTTCATCTGCTTGGTCTTGTTTAATTAAACCTTCTGAAACACCATCATTTATACATTTTTTAAAACTCATCTAACACAGAACTCCATTCTTTTTATCATTTCATCTTCTTGTTTTATTTCGTCTGATAATTGTCGCAAAGTTATAGTTTGATTTTCATTAATTGGTATTTCTAAATCTAGGTTGACATCTTCAGAAATAGTGGTAATCTTTGATTCGGAGGTATTATCCATGATATTTAAAAATTGGGATGGTCGTCCAGCAATTTCTTTTTCACCTACTAATGCAGTTGCAATCCTAGAGCCTGGTGGCAATTGGGTTGCTGTAGATGGCCTAGACGTTGCTGACTCAGGCCGAGTTATTGCTACAGAGATGGCATTTAGATCTGCATTTGAAAGCCGTTTTGGTACATTCTCTATTCCCATTAATAATAAAAACGACTGATCTTCTTTGCCTAAAACCTCAGCATAAAGTTCTTTTTGCTGCTTAATAAGTTTATTACGTTGAGTGGGTGAAGTATTAATATTACGCGATTCAATATACATATCCTGACCAGATTTTCCAAAACGATTATCTGAGCTAAATTTTGCATTATATAACTTTGGCGACCAGATCTGTATTTCTGAAATAATACCGTTAGGTGTTTTTACTAAAATCTTGCGGTCAAAATATCCATGCTCGTTAATCACCCAACCTTCATCTAATATTTCTGAATCTTTAGCAAATCTAGCGGCAATGGCATCAGCGTCTTGTGCCTTGTTAAGTACAAATCCACCGCGAGATATATCTGTCATTTGATTTGAAAACTTGTAACTCTTGCGAATCATTTTCTCATTGGCATCTTTTATTTTCTTTAAACCAGGATTTACAAAAGTAACGCCAAGATCTTTTTCAATTTCTTTACCTATTTTAGCAATAAACGTTTGAGATTCATCAGCTAAAGCATATATATCGTCAACAGTTTTTACAGGCTGACTTTCTTTTAAAATTACTGCTTTTTCTTCAAAACTTTTTATTGGTACGGTAGAAGGTGCAATCTCCTGTCCAAACAAATTATTTTCTAATACCGTTGTTTGCTCAACAGATCCTTGACCATTAGGATCATCAAAATCTTTTACGTTTGATTCTGTTTCAATCTCAGATCGGCTGCGCGGCGTTGGATCATCGACAATGCGTCCAAGTTCGCCATCTGATATCCGTTCAAAATCGCCTGATTTAATTGATCCTCTGACATCTTGGACAAATCCTCTAACGGCTGTTGAGTAGTTTCCTGTTTCGCTTGCAAGCTTTGCTGCTTCGTTAAGTTTGTCTGAGAGCGGCCCTTTGCGATTTGCGACTGCCTGGAGTATTGCGATTGCTTGACCATCTGTATTTGCCCTTCTTTGATTTAAATCTTGAACTAAAACATTACCTTCTTGCTCAAGCGTGTCTGCGTTTTTAATTAAATTTTCAAAACTTTTTTTATCAGTTTTTAATTCTTTAAATGTTCGATCTAAAATTTTAGCACGTTCTGCATATAAACTTTTAGAAACAATCTCATCACCAAATAATGATATTTGTTCTATTTCTTCACGCCCAGCATTATTAACTTGTCTTACAATTGATTCTGCTTGGAACACATTGGGTGGATCTGCTTTTGCTAATATTGTAACCGCATCTGCATGTAATGATTTATCTTCAATTAAACGCCCAATTACAGCAGCGTAATTTGCTGGTATTACACCATTTACAAACGAACCATAAGCATCATCACTTAATTTAATTATTTCTCTAGCTTGTATTACTAATTGAGATCTAGGTGGTAAATTATCTAATCGGCTAGGGTCAACTCGTAAAACTTTTACAGCATCTAATACTTCACCACTGCCCTCAGCAATATTTTTTACAGCTGCAATTGCTCGAACTTGTGGAATTGTCCAACCATCTGCTTCATCAAAAACATACGCATTTAATTTTATATCTTGCCCTGGGTCTTCTTTTATTAATCTTTTAGCTAATGCTAAACGTTGATGTCCATCTGCTATTGAAAAAGTGCCATCTGAATATTTGTAAACGCTTACAAGACCAGCTTGATAATTATCCCATTTTTTTACGCCTTGAAGTCTGTCTGTAACACCAAGTTCATCAGATTCTTTAAACTGGAATTTTTTTGCTTCAACATTTATTTGATTTAGATTTAAAGATATTGTTTCTGAAATTTCAGAACTGTCTTTTATAACGTTATTTTTAATTGGTGAATTTGGAAATTCTGATATTTCAGGCGTTCTATTTTCGTTTAATGCGTTTTCTGTTTCAATAAGTCTTGATTCGTGTTCTGCTTTAGGGAAAATTTTTGATTCATTTGGTGGTTTTGTTAAAGGATTATTATTTATTTTTTCTAAATCTTCAATTATTTCTTCTATTTCACTTTTTTGTGTTGATGTAAGAACATTTTTTTTATCTAAAATATTATATAATCTTTTTGTTTTATTTAAAGATAAAGATACGCTACGTCCTAATATTGGAATAAACCCTCCAATTGCCATATTTACAGCTAAGTTTGTTGTCATTTCTTTTATACCATATTCTTCACCGAGTTCAGTCATCCAATCTTTTATTTCTGGCTCATCAATAATGCTTATTAAACCACCTACTAAAGCATTGCCAGCAACTTGCTTTGCTAAAGAAGCACCAGCAAAAGTCGGAGCCCCAGCAAACCCAATTGATAGTGGGTGTTTTATAAAAGCACCAGCTTGCCCTAATAATCTTTGAAAACCGTTTAATAAACCAGGAGCATAAAATTGAGCTTCAATATAACTTTCTTCTATATCTCTATAAACTTGTTTTGTTCTGTCAAAAAATGTTTCTTCAGTTAAATTTTGCAAATTTTCTGGTAAATTTTCTTTATTATTTTTTATATAACTATAAATTTTATTTTTTTCGTTATTATACCCTTCATTGCTTACCGATAAACCTAATTGATAAAAAGCTGGATTTTCAAATTTGTTACCTTGTATTTTATTTAATTCTAATATTATTGGCTTCCAAGCTTCATATTCAGTGTAATATCTTGAATCTGGGCCAGCCATGCCAGATACGACACCAAAATTATAGCCAACAATTACATCAGATTTTATTGGTTTATTTCTAAGTTGATTAGGCTGAACAAATCCTAAATTTTTTATATTTGTTTCTGCCATTATTAATTTCCTAAGTTAACGAAACACTGAAGTTGTTGATGGAACAGATTTATTAACACTAGAAGTTTTTTGCAAAAAATCTAATAAATTAATTACTAATAATTCTCCATTAACATCAGACGCATATTGAGGATTGTTTGAATATTCACCTTCTTCAGCATACACAAACACATATTGGTTTCCCCCAATTGCTTGTATATTCCAATCCTGAAACCCTAATCGCTCAGTTTTTAATTCTTTAGCTAAATTATTAAAGAAATCTTTGTCAATTATTTGATTTGTAGGGCTAGCATTCATAATAGATTCAACTGTTATATTTTCTAATTTATTTTCAATTTCTTCAACGCTTATACCAGGAGGTAAAAGTGTTTTATTTTCCCGTACTACTTGCACACCTCCAGTTTCATTTTCTACATTATAGCCAGTTGCTAGTTGCAATGCTTGTTCATATGTTTCTTCATTAAAGAATGTTAATTGATTTTTATCAGCTAGCGCAGAATATATTAAATTTGCTGTTTCAGAAACATTTTTCATTCCGTTTCCAGTAGCAATCATTGATTTTCCAAACGTATTATACAAACCAATTCGTTTATTTGTTTCAGTAAATTCAATTGGCTTAAATCCATTTTTATTTAATTCAATGCCTTTTAAAGCTAACAAAGCAGATTGTTTTTCACCAACTGTTAACAAAGCGCCAATAGTTGCTAACTCTGGTGCATTTTTTGCTATTTCTTCAAAAACACCTAATGAAAAATCATACCCTTGTTCGCTTATTGTAGCTAAAATTGTCAGCTGCTCATCTAAAGATCCTTTGCCTAAAGCTTCTGATAACAATTCTGATTCATCACTTGTTAAATAAGTTATAGTATCAAAATTACCCCACTCTTGCACCTGGGCAGCTTCGTTGCGTCTTTGTGCTAATGAGTCGGATAAATTTGTAAAATCAATTGGTTTTACACTAAGTACACCAGATTTAATAGCATATCCCATTGGATCAGTTTCTAATGCTTTTACCTTATTAGTTTGCAATATTTTTGCAAAATTTAAACCTTCTAACCTTAATGTAACATTTTCATAATCATAAGGACTAGCTCTTTTGTCTAAACTTTCATTTAAAGACATTACAAAACCACTCATTTGATCTGGGTTCATCTTAGCCATTTTGTTTTGTATTTCAAAAATATACTTTAATTTGTCTATTCTTGGCATTAATTCATTGTATTTTGTTTTATAAATTTCATCAAATTTTTCAATTGTACTAAGCCAATCATAAATATCTTGACTGTTAGGAAGATCTTCTGGTTTTAATTTTTTATTTTCTTTTACAAGATTTTCAGCTATTTCTAATCTTTTTTCGATAGGTTCTAAACTCATTAATAAATTATTAATTTCTTTTGTATCGGCTTCTTTTGCAATTTCTTTTATTTCTTTAACTATTTTTGTAGCAAATTTAGAAACTTCAATTTCATAGGTAGTATCTTTTCCTTTTTTTCCATATCCAGGCAATCCTTGCTCTAATTGTATTAAATTATTTTGCGCTTCTTCTGGACTCATTTTTCTTAAACTTTGAGCTAATTGCATTTTAAATTCTAAATTATTTATATTTTGATTAAGCCTATTTCCAAATGGGTTTTGATTTATTTCATTTTTTAAAGATTCAATTGTTTCTAAACTTGGCATGCCGCCATTTTCTAAAATTGTATCTTGTTCATTAATCCTTGTTATTAAATTATTTTTTGCTCCAGTTTGTTTTCTAATATTGTTATTATAATCAACCTTTAAACGGTTCATAAACAAATCAGTTTCTACTAAATTCATGCCTGGCAATGGTTTTACTTTATATTTTTCTAAAATCTCTTCTTGTTCAGAAATTGTCATTTGATTAAATCTAAATAACGTGTTGTTTTGTACAGCAGATTTATATGTTTTTTCTGCCCATTCATTTACATCTGCTTCTGAAATTTGAAGATCTAATAAAATTTGTTTATTATTAGCAATTAATTTTGCAATGTTATCTGGGTTCATTCCATCCATTACTGAATTGTTTATAACGTCATCAGCTAAAACACCCATTTTTAAGTAATTTTTTTCTTGCAATTCTTTAGCGTATTTTGCTGATTGCCAAGTATTGTATTTATTCATTGCTAAATCAGTTCTGCCAGACAATTTTTGCTGAAGAACAGAGCCAGCCACAGGGTCAAATACATTTATACTTTCACTAAACCCATCATTAATATTTGCTAACTGTTGACTAATTTCTGACGCTGGCGTGTTGTTTAATTCTCCAGCAGCCAAAACATTATTAATTTGCACTTGAGCATCTGTTTCTATTTCAGCAATAGCCAATCGAGCCCCTAGTTCATAAGCGGCTTTTTCTGATATTGTTTTAGCACCGCCTTGAGCTTGTAATTGTTCTAAAGTAGCTGCGCTTCCTTCTTTACGAACACGTTCCTGGCCTAATAATGTTTCTTGTTCCACAGTTTTTTTAAAAAGAAATTGTGACATTCTTCCAACAGATTGTGAAATATCACTACCTAATCTTGCACTTTCCCTGGCATCAGCAAAATCAATAGATCGAGGTTGACGAGCTTGTATTCCTAAACGTTGATATCTTGGTAGTAAAGCCATTGTAACCTCAAATAATTATTTTTCCAACTGAGTGCGCTCTTATTCCATAATCTACTGCTGTTTCTGCTGCACCTAGATAAGACGTTGTTCGAGCAGTTTGACCAGCGCCTTTGTATATTGCTGCTTGATGTGTTGCCTGTCCTAACGCTAAAATTGCATTGTCTTGCGCTAAATTAAATTCCCTTATACCTTCTGCCATTGCTGTGTTTTGTATAGTCTTTGCTGACCCAGACATTGGATCAACACCACCAAAAGCAGCGTTATTAATAATTGTGGCTAGTGTTTCATTTAACCTAGTTAAAGCTGCTACTCCTTGCTGTTTGTAAGCAAGCGCTTCTGAATTACCTCTTAGCTTTTCTTGTGCAGCTTTTTCATTATATTCCCTTTGCCTAGCACTACCTTCTGCTAATTTTCCAACAATACCTATTCCAGCTAAAGCTAATTGCATATCAATTTCCTACACTCATTTTGTATTCTAATCCAAGAACATTCATTTTTAATGGAACACTTTGCGTTATCGTAATTTGACCTGATTTAGTATACCCAAGTAAAGCATGCGCTGTTTTTGTTCCAGTAAATTCGCTTATTGGTGTATCTAAACTTTGGCCTAAACTTCTAAAAGCTATTTGTTGATTATTTATTTTTAAATCTTGTGTGTCATGTACTAAAGCGTCAACTTGCAAAATTCTTTTTTGCACCCCTTGCGTTGAGCCAGATTGTAACGTTGGTTCTGCTGGCATTGTTTTTGCACTGACTGTAAAATCATATCCTATTTCCCAAGACGCTGTTGCAGTTGCTGCAAATGTAAATGTAGAATTTCCTGGCGTGACTTGCGTTGGGTCGACAAGACCGTCCCTTACAATACTAACCGTACTTCCTGGCCTTGCACTTCCAACCGCTCCAGAGCTTGTTACTGGAAAATTTGTACCTTTAGTTGACGAATCAAGTAAATATGAAGAATCAAATTTTTCTAATTGATATCCCGTTGACACACTTCCAACAGTTCTTTTAACAATAACATAAACATCTGACACATCAACACCCACAGCTTCAAATGTTCCTAATGTGGTAAACCTGGATGGCGCTATAACATTTTGACCAATTAAAATAGAATAGACAGATAACGACCCATCATCACCATTTACAATATAAATTTTATCTGCTTCGTCTGTTGATGTTGCTCGAACAGACGCTATATCAATTGGTGTTTTTAACAAATGCGAACTTAATACAGACAATGATTGCACTTGATATGATGCTGTAGAATCAGTGTATTGGAATGCGTTTAATGTTTTACCTTGTCTTTGAATAAAAACTGACGCACCATTCAAATCTTCAATAGGTAATCCTGGTTTAGATCCAAGTTGCGTTTGCGGTCTTACTAAAAAATTTGATGGCGTAATTGCTGCATTATCAGTTTGTTGAATAATAAACTCACCACCTGTTGAAAATATTCTTAGATTTGAAGCTGAAACAACATTTACAATAGCGTTTAATTGATTTGTATTTATTGTTGCTTCTACTGATTCATCAGCTAAACCCGTTCCAGGTTCGAAGTTAAAATAATCTATTGTCCTGGAACCCCATACAGTGTTCGATCTTGTTTTTGACCCTCCAAAATATAACCTACCTTCATGAAAACATGAAGATCTAGGCCAACCTCTTGTGTTTGACCATGTGTCCTCATATCCATGTTCACTTTCCCAATTGCCAGCAACAACGGCAGATGTGTCAAAAAATGGTGTTTCTACAACAGCTTTCATTTCTGTAGCAGATACAAATTCTACATACCTTGCTCTACCAAATGTTGTTAAAACGCTTGCATATTCACCAACTGCTGCTGGAGCAAACGCTTCTATTTTATAATGGGTTGTATTATCTGGAGCTGTTGTCCAATTTGTAAACACTGTTAAAACTTTTGAAGAAGCAACAAAACTTTTTACATGCTTTGATTGCCCTGATCCTGTTCCAGACGTTAGAGTAATAAACATACCATTTGGATAATTATCAGCGTATGAACTTGAGCTTTTTACGGTAATCGTATTTGCGGTTCCCCCTTGAGCCTGGCCTGTCTCAGTGCTGACCGAAGATGCTGTAATTGTGATATTACCTTCTGTAGCTGACGGAGTAATTGAAAAATTAGGATTGTGTGTATCAAAATTAAAAGCATACTTAGGAATATTAGTAAAAGGTACATTTTCATATGTCCAACTTGTGTCACTGTTTCTAATTAATCTTTTTGTTTCGAGATCTTCATGGCATAAAATCAAAGTTTCAACTGCTTGTGTGTAATTTATTTCTTCAACCATAGTAGGTGTAATGCCAGCACAAGTTATAAAATTAGCCCCATTAACGGTTAATTGAACACCATTTTTAATAACATATATTCTTCCAGTAGTTGCAGTTGCTGTTAAAGCTAAAATATAACTATCTGATACATTAAATTCAAAAGGTATTAATTTAAATTTATTATATTGAGAAGGTGACGGGAACGTTAAAATATATTTAAGTCCATCACGCCTTGTTATCCCACCTTGCGGCTGCACTAATACATTTGTTGCTTCTTCTAAAGCGTTATTATATTGCTCAATATCAGTTCGAGATCTTACTAAAGGATCAATTTCGCCAACAGAAAAGTTTGTTTGGAACTGTGTAATCCTCATGTTAGTTTCTCACATCAATTAAACTATAATCCTGTACTACTTTATTAATTTGCCCCCTGGAATCAATGTTTGCCGCTTCTCTAAATAAACCGCCCCGACCACTTTCTCCTGGCGTTCCAACAGCTATACCACGAAAATAATCAGCTTTTTGAGACTGATCTGTTACAGGTATTGCTAACTCTCCAGCTAATGCTGTCCTAAGTAATCTAACAAAATATACTGGTAAATCTGCTTCTGTTACAGTTGCTTGGTAATCAATATATACAGTTTCTAAATTTGTAAAAACTTGATCACCGTATATTTCCCAACCAGAATTTAAGGATTGAGCAGAACTTGAATTGCTAGAAAATAATGCAAGTACGCCCGTTAACATATCCCCAGGTAATTGATAAGCATATTTCCATTCATTAGTTGGAGCAGCTGATAATCTGGCTAACTGTACTTTTTTTAAAGACCAAGACCAAGGATACCTACTTATAAGTGTATCTCTTAAATCTGGGTATAACCTGGAACATGCTGACGCTAAATCTGTTCCTTCAGTAAAACTACTTATTGTGGTAGATCCTAGAAGAATTAATGCGTCGGAGCAGATTGAAATATCTGTATCACCAGTTGCCATTTCCTACCCCTTTTTCT